CTGTGCGTGGCTCAAGCCGTCTATCAAATTGTAGCAGATATTTCTGCCCTTCGAGTGCACCCACAATATAATATCTCTAATTATATATTTATGAAATATGCAATCCGCAAAGATCTTGTTGAGCTTGATGTGTCTAATGACGCGATCAACAAACTTTCCCGATTACTTGATAAGATTGAGTCTGGAGACGATACTGTTTTACTTACTCCAATGGGTAAAGCAAAAGGTCCCGAATCTATTCTTTCTGGTTGGGATAGTATTTTCAATGCTAATCGAGGTAAAATGAATGATATATTACTCGAATTAGAAGATAACAATCGTTCTAAGTACGGACCAAGATCTATCGCAGTTCCTTGGTTAGAACGAAAGGCTGGTATAGACGATACCTTTTCACGTGATGAAGGAAAAGAGATTGAATCCCGTCCCCAGTCTTACCTTAGGCTTAGACCTATAACAATTGATACTGCAGCTCGGTTCATTAAGAAGCAAACAAGCGCGGGCTTACCTTCCATGGATAAGAAAGGAACAGTCTTAAATAATACTCTTAATAACCTAAACCGTAAACTTAGTTACCGGTATCCAAGCATAATGTTTACTCGTACTCAGGAGAATAGTAAAACTCGCACAGTCTGGGGCTACCCTCTTGCAGCTGTACTAGATGAAATGCAGTTTTATAGACCAATCCTTGAGTATCAGCGTAACATGCCTTGGAGAGCAGCATTAAAAAATGCAGATGACATAGATACTGCCATCACTAATCTCATCATTCATGCTAGAGATCAAAAGAAAAGTTTAGTGAGTATAGACTTTTCTAATTTTGATAACTCTGTAAAGAAATCATTACAGAAGTATGCCTTTGAAGTGTATTTTCCAAGCTTATTCCAAAACCAATATCGTCCTGAATTAGCTTTACACGGAGAACGTTTTAATACGATAGGGTTAGTCACTCCTGACTCAATAAGATACGGCCCTCATGGCATCCCATCTGGTTCAGCTTACACGAATGAAGTAGGATCAGTTGTACAGCATGGTATATCTTTGGATTACGACGAAGAGCTTAAGTACTCTCAAGTCCAGGGCGATGACGGCGCTTATGCAGTTTCAGATCCTGAAGCTTTTAAAGAACATTTTCGATCATATGGGCTTGATGTTAATGATGATAAATCATATATTTCAGATGAATTTGTTGTATATTTACAAAATTTATACCATCTAGATTATATTGATTCTGGTTTAATTCGTGGAATTTATCCTACGTACAGAGCTTTGCTTAGGATAGTTTACCAAGAGAGATTCAATGACTTCTCAGAGGATGATATTAGTGGTAAAGATTATTATGCGATACGTACTCTTTCCATTTTAGAAAATGTAAAGCACCATCCTTTATTTAGAGAGTTAGTTAAATACGTTGTTGGTTTAGACAAATTTAACCTCAATGTTAGCGACCAAGGCATTTCAGCATATATCAAGATGCGTGAAAAGCAAGATGGTAAAGACGTTAGATTTACAGAATATAAAAGAGGTGATGGTTATGGTATCAAATCATTTTCTTCTTATAAATTAGCAAGAGAATTTAGCGGAAAATAATTTCGGTGGCGCACTTTCG